TTTAAATAGTGTTGATCCATCAATCCCAAGACACATCATCGTTGGACCAAAACAAATCACTGATTTGTTAGGAACAACTGAGGTTACTTCATCTGATTTCAATACTGTTAAAGCATTGGCAAATGGTGAAATTAACCAATTTCTTGGTTTTAACTTCATTGTATCAAACAGACTATCTTTAGACGGAACTACTAGATCGTGCATAGCTTATGCTCAAGACGGAATTGCTTTGGGTGTAGGTAAAGATGTAACAGCTAGAATAGACGAGAGAGCTGACAAAGGTTATGCTACTCAAGTTTACTACTG